ACAGGATCACCTGCACTTGGACCAATTATTGGATCTGGTTCACTTGGTTGTCTTATACCCGGAACTGGTTCACCAACTCTGCCTCTAGCTTTTGATTTTGGACCAATAGCATCAGGTGGTCTAGTACCTAGCATTTTAGCAAAATCTGATGGTCTTTCATCTAACTTGTATGCTTGCCATGCCTCATTGATATCTTCTACTTTGTGATCTTCGTATACTTTAGTTTCATCTACAGTAACGTGTTCACCGTTTGCTCCCAAGTATCTTCTAAGGCTAAGGTCAGCAGGACTACCTAGTGTGCCTTTATACTCTTCAGGTTCGCCAGCATATTCGTCACCGCTGTTGGCAAATCCTTCTTCTTCAACTGGAGCGTTGCCTTGTAATTGGTTTAATTGCTCTGGAGTTACCAATGCAATTAACGTTCTCATGCCTTCAGCATCATCCATAACTGGCTGTTCTTCGATCTCTGTTGGCTGTTCTTGCACTGGTGTGTCATATGGGGACTTTGTCACTCCTGCTAATTTGATTAAGTCTTCTAAGTTCATTTTTTCACACCTTATATTTTGTATTCTGTATTCAATTCACCTTTTGGTTGAGCTTTGACAAACTTGTCTACAAACTCATTACCATAGTGTTCACTGTGATCCACTTTCTCTGCATCACTGTATTCTGCGTCAGCTAGTACGCTCTTTGGCTCCTCATCTGTAGTTTCTTCTACATCGTTCCAAAGTTCTTCTGACTCATTCATGTTGTTTACTATTATACTGCCCATTCCGCAACCAATAATTCTACAAATTTCTTCTTGTAGTGCATTTGGAGTTGCTGGTAATTTTAGTTCCATATCGCTAATGTAAACTTCATTAGGACCTACGTCACCAAATCCTCTAGGCTTGCTTTGCATGATTGTCTTTTTAAATGCACTCATGCTTTCCATGTTATATTTTTTCATATGCGACTCAATCTTGTCCATATGCTCATCTGAAATCTCATTAATACTACGAAGTCTAAACTTGTAGGTTTTCTCAGATTCTGCTAGATATTGTTTCAAACTTTTCATCGCTACTTCCTTCATTGTAATTATTTATCCGATTTATCCATTTTTTGTATAACAGCGTTAATCAAACTGTTACGATCAAATTCCTGTGCTTCGCCTTGTATAGTATCTTCTTTACCGTTTATTTTAGATTCTGCATGATCTAATTTGGCTTTTTGCAGTTGTAGTTGAACCATTTTAAGTTTTTTGTCCATTTTAGCTGTTTTTGCAGTAATAGCATTGGTCATCATTTTACTCGCGACATCAAATACATTGGCGGCATGTCTATCTTCTACATTTTGTCCAAGGTCCATTAGGTCCTGAAAAGCAGTCATTGCCTTTTGTGCATACGCATCCATATCACTGTCTAGTGCTTCCAAATCTCTTACTTGTGGTAAGGCGGCATCAATCTTATCTGCTACATCTAATTGTTGTTGTAGTTGAGCAAGATCTAAACCTGTTTCTTCGGTTTTAATAGGTTCATCTATTTCTTTTTTTGCAGGAGGTAAATCGAATACATCTTCAATTTTTTTGTTCATTGTAAATCCTTATCCTCTTCCTTATAAAATTATATATAATACTGTTACCTTTATCATCATAATGACAATAATTACCTCTGTGTCTTTGCCAAGTCTTATAAAAATCCATGTGATCTGGTTCAACAGTTAAATGCTTACTCAATTTTAAGTGTGACATACTAATGTACTTAGCAGTGATTAAATCCAGTATTTTTAAACGTATAAGTTTGTATATGTCGATATAGTATTCTTCATCAAAATGATACTTCATATATCCTTGTGCGGCTTTCAAACTGCTATTGAATAAACTAAACCTATCCATAATGTCATTTGCAATTAAATCACAGTTTGCATGAAGTTCTGTTTTGTGCAATGGATGATTTGGTGTATGCACTCTGTATGGATTTGTATGACTTACAATTACAATGTCAAATTTAGAATGATTGATTGTTTCTAATTGTTTCCAAATTTTGTACTCACTAATTCCACACTGAGCTATATTAGTTACATTATATTGTTTTGCTAATTTATCTACCCAACCTCGTTGACCTGGCCATTTGGCGGCAAAACTATCTCCTGCTATTAGTATCTTCATTTTTCTCTATTAACTCAAATTTTGTATTTGCTATAAAATATTGTGCTTCTTCTCCTGGATGATTTTTGCAAAACGGAGACGAAGGAAACTTCATTAATCTGTGCCTATCCATACCCTCTACGTTTTCTAGTTTAGCAAACTTGAAATCTAAATTTTTTATATCTTCACAAGAATAAAAATGATATGCTGTTATACTGTTTTGTTTTAATAACAATGTTGCATAATCAATAAAAATTCTTGACATCCAAAGGTTATCTTCTGGAGTTGAAAAATCTTCAAGCCATTGAAGCCATTTTTTATTATCTCCAACTTGTGAATGAGTATGAAACCCATTTCTATCTCTATATGGTCTACTGTTATCTATAAATCCAATTCTATCTGCAAAACTCCATTTGATGACTACCAAGTCATCAATTGATATTCTATCTATGTTTTGTTCTATTAGGTATAGTATTTCTTTATTACTTGCTCCACATTGTGATAAATTTACACAATTATAATTAAGCATGTTTGCTAACAAAAAAGGCCATGCTTTTTTACTAGGAGAATAAGGAAATGGTTGAGTGTTATCAAAATCCCAATTATCTTCAAAGCCATAACCGTATGTTAAACTACACCCAAATGAAAACAAATTATTCATGTTTTTTTCCGTTTTTTAGGATTATTGAATAATTCATTTTCAGTTAACACTCTGAATCCAACTCCTTGTCGTTTTGCAAAGATTTTTGCGGCTTGCCATTTTGCTTCATTTACTATTGCTTGAGCTTTTTGAATAGGACTTTTTGCTTTAGCAAGAGTTTGTCCAGCTGGTTTTATTTCAATAAATTCTGCTTTTCTATTTTTAAATTTATCTTCGTATACTATAAAAAAATCAGGCACATAATGTGTATTCTTATTAGTTGCTGGATTTCGGTAGGGTATTCTATGACTTTCACTGGCCCATGCTAGTATATTTGGGTGATCATCTAATAACCTCATAAATTTAAGTTCCCATCCACTACGATATTTTGGACGGTGTTTACCTACATATTTACGAGGGTTTTTGACCTCATATATACCTTGCTGGAATTTATTTGCCATTCTAGCAGTATTTATTCATACTACTCTTCGGGTAATTGATCAACTACAAACGTATTACCATTTATATTTCTCAGTGATTGCGTAGGACCATAATTCTGACCAACATATTCTTTAACTGCTGAAGTTGTTTTACTTGCAAGTGCGCCTAGCCTATTAGCAACTGTGCCGGCTACAGTTGATTCTAAACTTTGTCTTTCTGCTTGTTTAGAATTAACCAATGAACCATCAACAGCTCCAATATTGACATGCTCTGGTTGAAATTGAACACTGTATGTTGCAACAGAACTATTTCCATAGTCAAATGTAGTATGCTGAACTTGGTTTATCATACAGTTATACAATACAGTAGTTCTACCCCCTTGGGCCGTATCTTTATTATGTATTCTTATTTCTTCAAAGAAAAATCTAGCATTGCTTAATATAGTTTTAGCGCCAAAGTGATGTGCGTCTCCAGCCGCAAACTTTGAATTAAGCATTTCATAACCACTAAAGTTTACTGGATCCATGTCATGGATACCTGTTTCTGGATGTCCAAAATAATGTCCTGCATATGCTTTCATCATTGTTTGAAATTGATTGTCTTTTGTATCATGAAACAATACATTACAAGGACCTGGAGTCATCCTAGTTGGAACGTATCTAATTCTATTATATTGATTTATAGGTTGTATACCATAGTCAAAGTCTGGCATTACTACACTTGATACTCGATGAAAAGTAAAATTACGACCAAAGCTATCATCTTCCATAGCCACATTTTCATTAAGCATAAATTCTATACTGAAATTATATAACAGCCTTGGTGTTTTGACCATTACTGCATCATCTGCTCCGTAATGCTCTGCGGCGGCATTGTATGGGCCGGTATTACTAGTTAATCCCATTCTTTGCTACCTAATTAAGCCTGTGTTCCACCACCTGTTGCGTTACTTAAGGTCTGATCTAAATCAGCGCCTGTAAGTGTTGCATTTCCTGCGGCGTCAAAAATTTCTGCATTGTCATATCTGATACCAACTGTAACCTGCACTTGTTCACTACTTGCATAAGCCATGTCGCCATAACTAATATTTGCAATATAGCAACCTGCGAGTTCAAATTTGTCTAACACACCTGGTGTTGGACTTGCGCCATCTAATGTTTCCATAATTGTTTGAAACTTGTAGCCTGAACCTGCTCTAGGTGAACTTTGGTTTGCATGATCTACTTGTCTGTTTAACTGGTTATTTAATTCTCTAAGCACTACACTATCAACGTCATCTCTTAATACAATAGACACTAGATCCCATGTATGTTTACCTGCAAGATAAATTCTTGAATTGTAAGCATCTAGTGGAATTTCGTCATGTGTCAAACTTGGTCTTGTTGTACTAATAACACTTCTGGTAGGAGTAGCACTAAAGCCTTCGCCTACAAACGTCACTCTAAAACGATATTGTAGCTTAGGCATAATTGTTGTTGTGTTTCCTGAATTGTCAGGAACGCCTAATGTTGTAATTACTGCCATTTTGATCTCCTCATAATACCGGCTAATTGTATTTATTAAAAACTGTCAAAAAAAATGGACTGCATGACACAGTCCATTAAGTATTAAGTTAATTATTATTAGTTTGTTGAGCTTAGTGTGCCTGTATTAACCAATCTAATAGGAATGTAAATGAATTCTGCGGCTTTTGCTGGTTCAATAGCAACATCTACATAAAATTCATTACGATCAATCCTTGCCGGTGTATTGTTTGTATCATCACATACTACTGCAAAGTCATTGAGTCCTCGTCTACTTAAAATGTCTGCAAGGAATCTTTCAAACACAACTTTGGCTCTTGCTCTAGTTTGTGCATCGTTGATCTCAAACAAGAATGGTCTAGCAATCTCATCAAATCTTTCTCTGAGGTATGCAACCAATCTAGCAACATTTACTCTGTCTAAACTACTTGTGGTAGCATGTAGAGTTTTCTGTCCAAATACTATTGTACCTTGTCCAGGAAATGTTGTAATTGGGTTTATTTTAGCTGTATACAAACTATCACGCTGTCCTTGTGTAAGGCTTATTGCTTTGAATTCGCCTTCAGTTGTAATATGTCCAACTGCACTTGCGTTTTGTACAACACCTCTTGTAGTTCCTGCCGGAGCAAACCATTGGAAACTAATGTTGTCGTTGTATGCAATAGTGTAAAGTGCCATATGACTTGCAGGAACTGTTACAGTTGCGCCGTCTACTGGCTCTGTTGTTTGTCCACTTGGATAGTAAACTGCTGAATATGTATTCTTAGTTACCAATCCATCTTCGCCATTTTCACTTGCACTTCCGCTATTATTAGCCCAGCTAATTATATCTGTTGGATTCTTACGCATTGGTGAATCAATAACAATAAATGCTGTCTCGCCTCTATCACTATTAAGTG